GCGCGGGTCTGCGGGTCGGCCATGAGCGCGGCGACGGCGGCGAGGTAGTCGGCGTGGGTCATGCGAGCACCACCACAAGCGCCGCCAGCTCGTCGCCCATGCGCGCGGGCTGGCCGTCGTCGGTGACGACCCACACGGCATCCTCAAGGCGCACGATCGACACGGAGCCGTCAGCGCGCGTCACGAGGTAGCGCACCACCAGCGTCGGGTGCTCGCCCATCTGGAGCGTGAGGCCGCGGAAGTCCACGACGCTGTCCGGGTAGGCAAGCGCGACGGTGCGCGTGACCGGGTAGAGCGCGAGGTTCAGCGCCATGCGGAACACGGTGGAGACGGGGGACGGGGCGCGGCGGTTCACGCGAGCACCGGAGCCACGACCGCGAGCACGTCCGCAAACGTGGCCAGCTCGAGTCTGTGGACGGCGACTCCGCCGACGCTGACGTAGACGGCCCACGGCGTCGAGCTGCGGTAGCGGCGAGCAATCAGCGTGCGCGTCTCGCCCTGCGTGTACTGGATGCTGATCTCGTGCGGGTGATCCAGCGTGGTGGAGTTGGCACCCTGGTAGGCGGCGCCCGGTACAACCGCGGCGATGAGCGCGAACAGGGCATGGCCTGCGGTGTTGGTGGCGTCAGCGGCATCGGCCATGAGCTTTTCGGTGTTGGTCATCTGCTCTCCCTTGGCCGTTCGTCGGCCTGACTCACTCCACCTAGCGGGGCTTCCGTCCGCTGCCAAGGTCGACGCGCCGTAAACATCGAAGATTCGTCGACAAGGCCCGTCGTTATTGCGTCTCCGCGTTCCGTTCGTTTTCCGCGTCGACAGCATGTCGCCACCTAGATAACCGTCGTGTGGAGGTCCATCACATGGCCGATACCAAAGCGGCGGGCATCATCGACGGCCTGCTGATCGTCCGAGGCATCACGCGCGCCGAGTTGGCGCGCAGGTGCGGCGTCACAAAGCAAGTGCTCTACACGTGGTTCAAGCGCGGGCTGAAGGACGCGCACGTCAGGCGGTGCCTCAAGGCGCTTGACGCCGACCAGAACGCTTACGACCGCTGCGGGGTGTCCGCATGACCCCCGAACGCCTCCACTACACCGGCCCCGACGCCCTCACCGTCCTGACCCGCGTCCGCGCCTCTGGCCTGCGCGCTCGCCTCGCCACCGTCGCCCCGGGCGTGCTGGCGGTGCTGGTGACGCCGGGGCCTGACACGTTGGCGGCGATCCTCGCAGACCGGACGCCGCATCCAGCGGTGTTTGTGCCGTGTGCGGCGGGGGCGCCGTGACCTTTTCTCATTCGGAGCACAACGTGAACAGCCTGGGGCCTAGCGGCCTGGGGTGCGGCTCCAATCCAGACGGCATCGATCCGGCGCGTGTTGCGTCGGTCGGTGTCGTACTGGATCGCGCGGCAACCACAGAGGGAGAGAACATGCAGACCTATGAGGCGCTGATCGAAGCGCGATCCAAGTCCGCGCCTAGCGTCGGGTTCGATGCGGTCGTGGATGTTCCGTGGCTGTTCCCGTTTCAGCGGGCGGTCGTGGAGTGGGCGCTACGTGGAGGGCGGCGTGCCGCCTTCCTTGACACCGGACTCGGTAAGACCCGCGTTCAGCTTGCGTGGGCTGACCACGTTTGCCGCGAGACGGGCGGTCGGGTTCTGATCCTCGCCCCGCTCGCGGTCGGTCCGCAGACCGCCAAGGAAGCGGCCACGATCGGCATCGACGGCGTGGCGTTTGGGCGGCATCCGTCCGACGTTGTCGACGCACGGATCGCGATCACGAACTACGACAACCTCGACAAGTGGAAGCCTGTTGACTTTGCGGGCGTCGTGCTTGACGAGTCGTCCATCCTCAAGGCGTTTACCGGCGCCACGCGGACGGCGCTTATCGAAGCGTTCGCCGCGACGCCGTACCGGTTGGCATGCACGGCGACGCCCGCGCCTAACGACTTCACCGAGCTGGGAAACCATTCGGAATTCCTGGGCATCAAGTCGCGCGTGGAAATGCTGGCCGAGTACTTTGTCCACGACGGCGGATCGACTTCCGAATGGCGACTCAAAGGCCACGCACGCGATGCGTTCTGGAAGTGGCTTTGCTCTTGGGGCTGCGCAATCCGCAAGCCGTCCGATCTTGGCTACGCCGATGACGGGTACAATTTGCCGCCGCTCAACCTTTACGAGCACGTCATTCGGATCGGGACTGAAGAAGCACAAGCCGCAGGCATGCTGTTCGCCGCGGAAGCGGTGAGTCTGTCAGACCAGCGCGCGACGCGACGCGCGACGCTTGATGACCGCGCACGTACCGCCGTCAGTCTCGCCGACGATGGGCCGGTGCTGATCTGGTGCGAACTGAACGACGAGGCCGACGCGATCGAGAAGATGATCCCCGACGCGGTGCAGGTCCGCGGCGCCGATGACGTGGACGTGAAGGCGGACCGGCTCTTGGGGTTCTCCGAAGGCCGCTACCGTGTGCTCGTCACCAAGCCGTCGATTGCCGGGTTCGGTATGAACTGGCAGCATTGCAATCGGATGGTGTTCGTCGGCGCGTCGCATAGCTACGAGCAGACCTATCAAGCGATCCGGCGCTGCTGGCGCTTCGGTCAGGCGCGACCCGTTGACGTGCATCTGATCCGCGCCGAGACCGAGGGCGCGATCGTCCAGAACTTCCGACGCAAGGAGGCGGACGCCGAACGGCTCGCGGTTGAAATGGGCGCACGGGTCAGCGAGATCCTGCGCCTGGACCTTGGCAAGACTGCCCGCGAATGGAATCCCTACAACCCCACCACCCCTATGACCATCCCTCGATGGCTGGAGAGTGCCAAGTGACCAACGTTATGCGCGAGACCATCGGCGACAACTTCGCGATCTACAACGCTGACTGCATGGACGTGCTGCGCGGCATGCGTGACGACTCGATCGACTATTCGATCTTCTCGCCGCCGTTCGCATCGCTCTACACCTACAGCGCAAGCCCGCGCGACATGGGCAACTGCGCGAGCCGCGAGGACTTCTTCCAGACGTTCCGCTACCTCGCCCCGGAATTGTTCCGCGTGATCAAGCCCGGGCGTCTGCTGTCGTTCCATTGCATGCTGCTTCCCACGTCCAAGGTGCGCGACGGCGAGATCGGTTTGAGCGACTTCCGCGGCGACCTGATCCGAACGTTCGTGGAGTCCGGGTTCATCCATCATTCGGAGGTGGTGATCTGGAAGGATCCCGTGACCGCCATGCAGCGCACGAAGGCGCTCGGCCTGCTCCACAAGACGATCCGCAGGGACTCGTCCATGAGCCGTCAGGGGATCCCGGACTACCTGATCACGATGCGCAAGCCCGGCCTGAATGCCGAGCCGATCGCCCACACAAACGAGGAATTCCCCGTCCAGAAGTGGCAGCGGTATGCCTCCCCGATATGGACCGACATCGACCCGTCCGATACCCTCCAGTACCGCAGCGCCCGCGAGAACGACGACGAGCGGCACATCTGCCCGCTTCAGCTTGAGGTCATCCGGCGCGCGATGGACCTGTGGACCAACCCCAATGACGTGGTGTTGTCGCCGTTCACCGGCATCGGGTCCGAGGGCTACGTGGCACTTGAGAAGGGCCGCCGCTTTGTCGGCGCTGAACTCAAGGGCAGCTACTACGAACAGGCCGCGCGCAACCTCGCGAGCGTGGACCGTCCCGCAATCGCTGATCTGTTCGGTGGCAAGTGAACGTTACACGACCCGAACGCCGGAACATGGGCGGCACCACGTCTGCCGATCTGCTGGCCAGCCTCACCGATCAGCCGCAGACCGTCGCCGCCCTATGCGCGCTACACCGCTGCTGTCCGCGCTCCATCCACAGCGCCGCGCACGGCCTTGGAGAACGCATCACGCGGACGACGCGCGGCTATCGGCTGTCCCATGCTGGGGAAAGCCGACCCTGCGTGATGGACCGTGCGCGTCCGTTCTTCGGCCTGCTGAACGACCGCGAGATCGCGGATCGCATCGGCAGCAACGGGGAGACGGTGCGGCGCCTGCGCGTCAAGGCCGGGATCCCCGCGCTCTACAAGTCGGGCGCGGATTCCGCGTGTGACCTCCTGGCCCTGTGGGCGATCGGCTACGACATCGCGTTCACCGTGGACGAGTACGCCAAGGCGCACGGCCTGACCCGTAGCGTCGCCACGTCGCGGATCCGGTCGACCGAGAAGCGCGGCGGCATCGTGCGTATCGAGGGATGTACCATGTGGGTGGCGGCATGAGACTCGACGCCGTGATCCTCGACGATGCCATTCGCAGATCGCTACCGGCGGGGGTCGCCGATCTCCGCGCCGCTACCGGCGTGAGCGAGCCCACGCTGCACCGCGCCCTAAAGCGCCTAGGCCGCCTGTCGTGCGTCACCCGTACCGCCGCCCACGTCGGCGCAGCGGACGTGTGGCGCGAGGCTACCGGGGCGACGTGGGCGCACTTGGCGCGACAGGGGGTGCACCTTGGCTGACGCCTTCCCCCACCTCTCCTGGCTCCACCCAACCCACCGCGCCACCCATCGCGGCATCCTCCACCGCTCGCCCACCGACATCGTCTTGGCGTGGGAAGCGTCCAAGGCCGGGGCGGACGACTGGCACGGCGGCCTGCCCGTGGCGTCGACCTCCTACGTGCTGCGCTTCATGCTGGGCGGCGGCGTCGAGGCGACCGTGCACGGCGACCCGGAGACGGCGAAGGCGCACGCAGAGGCTACGATGCGCATGCGGGGGTGGCTGTGAAGCGCGAATCTGGCCACCAAGGCGACTACCGCTGGCAGCGCCTAGCCTGTGACGTGGTGGAGATCGCATACCACCCGCCGACCTCCCCAAGCCCGCCCATCCTCCGCGACGTGGTGCCCTCTGTGGCCGACGTGCCCGCGGCTATCGTGGCGCTGGTGAACGGGAGACGGGCGACAGTCACGGGCGGGTGGACGCCGTGACCACCGATCCTCTCACCCGCATCGCCTGCCCCCGCTGCGGCGTCCGCGCTGGCGTCCCGTGCGTCGGCGCCGTCGTCCACCCGGAGCGCGTGCGGGTGGTGCGCGGGCTGTGGCGGGTGTGGCGGAAGTTGCGGGCAATGGTTGGCGGCGGGTTGCGGGCGCGATAGTGGATCGCGTCTCTCGTGGACGTTGGGCCGCGCACGCGGTGGGAGGGGGGATAAGCTCCCCCTCCCGGTTCCACGGAGCGAACCACAACAATCCAGGGTCGAGACAATGCCAAAGGAACAGGCGCACGCGAATGCGGTTACGCGGTCGCGTACCGTGTACGTTGCCAGCGTTAGCGGAGGGAAAGATTCCACCGCCATGATGCTGCACCTACGGGAGATCGGAATCCCATATCGAGCGGTGTTCTTCGACACCGGATGGGAGCACGCCGACACATATGCGCACCTCGACTATCTAGAGGACGCGATGGGCCATGCGATCGAGCGGTCATCCGTGGTTCCTGCGCTGTCGCCCGAGTTGACGGCGACAGCAGAGGCGATCGAGTCCGTTCTTGGCGTCACACCATCAGCGTTCGTGCGTCTCTGCATCAAGAAGGGCATGTTTCCAAGCAGACAGCGCAGGTACTGCACCCAGCTTTTAAAGATGGCGCCAGCGGCGATCGCGATCCGTCAGGAGCACGAACGCGGAAACCTCCCAGTCAACACGATCGGTGTTCGCGCCGCCGAGTCCGCAGCCCGCGCAAACCTACCCGAGCGTGAGATTTCTCCATCGCTGGACTGCGAGGTATGGCGCCCGATCCTTCGGTGGTCAGAGGCCGATGTGATCGCGATCCATTCGCGACACAACATCAAGCCAAATCCGCTGTATCTGCGCGGCGCCGAGCGGGTTGGTTGCTACCCTTGCATCATGTCGCGCAAGTCAGAACTGCGGATCATTGGGCGCGACTCGCGACGTATCGAGGCCATTCGGTTGCTTGAGAAGGCAGTTGGAAATCTTGCCGAGGCACGCAACGGGAACAACGCGCGCCCCGCGTTGTTCCAACGCTCACGTACTGACGCTGACGGCGTGTTTTCATGCCTGCCGATTGACGATGTGATCGAGTGGGCAAACACGGCGCGCGGCGTTCCGGTCGAGCAGGGCACGATGTTTGATGAGCCGGAAGATCCAAACGGCGGGTGTATGCGTTGGGGCTTGTGCGACTCCCATCCGGACGACATTGCATGACCGCCCCATTCGTCCGCGTCCGTCCTGACCTGCTTGCGCGCCTCTACGCCGAGCCTCCGACCGTGGGCCGCCGCTACTCCATGCCGCTCGTCGCCGTCACGGTGGCGGGCCTCGCTGACCGCGCGCTGCGTCCTTGCGATGGGCAGGACTTCCCGACGATCGGCGAGCTGTCCCGCGTGGTCGGGTGGAGCACGACCGCGGTGTCTAACATGCTGTCGGACCCGGCGCGGTGGTGTCACGAGGACAGCGTAGAGCCGTGGCGGCGCTACTGGACATTCACCGCTGCGGCACGCTTGCCCAAGAAGCGCACGACCAAGGTTGCTACCCGAGTAACAACCACTTGCGACTCACTTGCTACCGACTTGTCAGTCGGCGCAGGTTCTACCGATGGTTTGGCGGTGAAGGTTGTTACTCGGTTGCCGCTCACTTGCCGGTCGGTTGCTACTCGAAAGCTATACGCGCGTGGTTCACGCGGGCGCGCGCGGACAGACCTTCAGACCGACAGACCTTCAGAGAACAAGAACAACACCGCTCCCGTTC